AAGCCATGCGCGGGGTCGCCGCAGTCTGCGACTACGAGCCCGTTTCGATCATCGCGCCGTTCATCGATGTATCGAAGACCGAGATCGCGCGGATCGGCGGACGGCTCGGGATCGACTACTCGCAGACCTGGAGCTGCTACAAGGGCGGCGATCTCCACTGCGGGAAGTGCGGGACCTGCGTCGAGCGGATCGAGGCGATCCGAGATGCCGGGCTCGAAGATCCGACTGAGTACGAGGCGTAGGAGGGGATGGAGATGATCACCTGCACGAGGCGGCTGCAATTCTGCTGCGGCCATCGGATCCAGAAGCACGAATCGAAGTGCCGGAACCTCCACGGCCACAACTACGTCGCGTTCTTCGAGGCGCGCGCGGACATCCTGGATCGTGCCGGGCGGATCATCGACTTCGGTGTCCTGAAGCAGAGGATCGGCGGCTGGATCGACGCCGAATGGGATCACGGATTCGTCCTGGACGCGGCGGACTCGATCGCCCTGGACGCCGTGAAGCTCCTGCCTGGACAGAAGATCTTCACCGTCCCCTTCCCGCCGACCGCGGAGAACATGGCGAGCTACCTGCTCCGCGTCGTCTGCCCCCAGGTGATGGCGGACTCCGGCGTCGAGGTCTTCCGCGTCACGCTCTGGGAGACGGAGAATTGCTACGCGAGCGATCAGCTCGGCGGGGCGGCGACCGCCGCCGCTCCCGGCTCCGGGTCGATGCGCCGAGGTGGAAATGGCTGAGAAGTACCGGGTCAACGAGATCTTCTACTCGCCCCAGGGCGAAGGCCGTCGCGCCGGGACGATGAACGTCTTCGTCCGCTTCTCCGGCTGCAATCTCGAATGCTCGGCGGACGGGGAAGCCGGGTTCGATTGCGACACCGAGTTCACCTCCGGCGTCTGGCTCACGCTCGGCGCTCTCCTGGAGACGATGAACGAGGAGCGCGAGAAGGCGGGCGCGAAGCGAGGCCACAAGGCTTGCATTTTGACGGGCGGGGAGCCCTGCCTCCAGGCGGATCGCGAGCTGATCGCGGCGCTCCATCGCGATGAGTGGTTCGTGGCGATCGAGACGAACGGGACAGTCGAGCCCGCCTGGAAGGGCGGCGGCATCGACCAGGAGGAGATCCCCGACTGGGTGAGCTGCTCGCCGAAGACCGCGGAGCATACGCTGAGGCTCGGGCTCTTCGTCGACGAGGTCCGCTATGTCCGGAATCCGCTCCAGGGAATCCCGAAGCCGGGGCTCCAGGCGGATCACTACTTCCTCTCGCCCGCGGCTTCCGCCGAGGGAGTGATCGATCGAGACTCGCTCCGTCACTGCCTGAAGCTCTGCGCCGAGAACCCGCGCTGGGCCCTCTCCGTCCAGCAACACAAGCTCTGGGGAGTCCGATGACCGATCACAACGTCCTGACCCTGACCTGGAACGATGTCCGCGCTCGGGTCCTGGGGAAGTTCCCGGAGCCGTATCGCGGGAAGAAGGTCTGGGGCGTCCCGCGCGGCGGCTGGCCGATCGCCCAGATCGCGGCCGAGTTCTTCGGATGCGAGCTCGTGGACAATCCCAACGAGGCCGACCTGATCGTGGACGATCTCGTCGACTCCGGCGCGACCCGCGACTACTGGATCGCCTCCGACTGCGCTCCGGCCTTCTGGGCGGCGTACAACAAGCAGGGCGAGTCCGATCTCCGCGGGCGCTGGCTGGTCTTCCCCTGGGAGGTCGGCAACGAGGACATGCCGAAGGACGAGGAGGAGATCGCTCGCCGCTTCCTCCAGACGGTCGGCATGGACACCGCGACGGACGGGACGCGCGACACTCCGCGCCGGATGCTGAAGGCCCTCCGCGAGCTGACGGACGGCTACCGGGGGGATCCCGCGGCGATCCTCGCGAAGAGATTCACGGCGACCTACGACGAGATGGTCTGTGTCCGCGACATCGAGTTCTACTCGCTCTGCGAGCATCACGTCCTGCCCTTCCACGGGACCGCGACCGTTGCCTACATCCCGAAGGATCACGTCGTCGGGCTCTCGAAGCTCGGGCGGCTCGTGAAGATGCACGCGCGCCGCTTCCAGATCCAGGAGCGAATGACCGACGACATCGCGAAGGACATGCTTCGGCACATCCCCTGCGAGGATGCCGCCGTCGTCATCCGATCCGGGCATCTGTGCATGGCGATGCGAGGGATCGAGGCCCCCGCCGAGATGGTGACCAGCTCCCTCCACGGCCGCTTCCGGGATCCGGAGGTCCGCGCCGAGTTCCTCGCTCTCGCCAAGGGGGAGAAGCCGTGACCGACGATCAGGTCTACGAGTTCCCCGTCCGCGTCGGAAAGCACACGATCTCCATCCTGGGGACGCAGGAAGCCGCCCAGGAGACGATCAACCGCCTCCGCCGCGCGAGCGCGCTCCAGGCTCCGCAGGATCCGCCGAGCGAGACGGACCCCGAGATCTTGATCAACCTCCGCGCCTCCCAATGGAGCCACCTGACGCAACTCCTCGGGATCTCCGCGCGTACCGGGCGACAGATCTCCTCGGGCCACCCCGGACTCACCCCCGAGCGCCGCGGCACCCTGAAGCTGGAGGCCGATCTGTTCATGGATCTCCGCGGCGCGATCCTCCTCCAGGTCGCCCAGGGGCTCGCCCCGAGGAGCGAGGGATGACTCTCCCCGATCTCTCCTGGAAGCATGTCGTCGCCCTCCTGATCGCCGCCGCCGGGATCTTCTTCGCCCTGTGGCAGGCCCCCCTCGCCACGGCACTCTTCGCCTGGGTGATCCGGGAGGCCCTCGACTCGAAGGTCCGGAAGCTCAAAGGCCGGATCCGGTAGGATCTCGGGATGGGAGGAAGATCAGCCGTGGACCAGCCGAATGCCGACGAGGAACCCCGGTTTCTGGGGTGCGCCGCACACGGACAGCTCGGGCCCGATCCGGACTGCGACGACTGCTGCATGAAGTACGGCGTGAAGCCGGGCTCGAAGAATCGCGCCGCCCTGCTCTCGCCTGGGATGCTCGCCTCCCGGTGGCAGCCCGGAGAGTCGGGGAACCCTGACGGACGGCCCGCCGGATCGCGGACCTTCGAGGGGGTCGTGAACAAGATCCTGGACGAAGAGGTGAACTCCGACCTCGGTCCCGTCGAGCGCCGCGAGGCTCTCGGCCGAGTCCTCGTCGATCAGGCGCTCAGGAACAATCCGCGGCGGTGGGCGATGGAGCTGCTCGTGAACAAGCTCTGGCCCGAGGAGTCGAAGATCAACATGAAGTTCCCCGGCCCCGTCCAGGTGATCTACGACGACCAGGACGACGAAGCATGAGCGACGACTTCGACCACGGACCCCAGGCTCTCCAGGCCGCCCTGCTCATGGCGATCGGGATGATCCTCCTCGCGATCGGCTGCGGCCTCGCAGATCAGGAGCGCCGCGCCGCTCTGGCGAAGTTCCTGATCGACCTGGGCTAGCCCGATGGCTGCGCCGCTGGAACTCGTCGCCTCCCAGGCGGCTCGCTTCGCGAAGACGGAGAAGCAGCGCGAGCATTCACGGCTGATGTCCCTCCACGAGTGGGTCATGGCCGAAGGTGGCGCGCGCTCGGGGAAGACCTTCAACGCGCTCCGCCAGGAGATCGTCCGCGGCACGAAGACGCCCTCGCGGCATCTCGCCGGTCGATCCCATCTGAACCACGCGCGGCAAGCCCTCGGCCTGGACACGATCCCGAAGGTCTTCCAGCTCTGCTTCCCCGATCTCCCCTACGAACACAACAAGTCGGACAACGTGTTCTACTTCCCGACTCGGAAGGGTGGGCAGAGCGAGCTGTGGCTGGCTGGGGTGGAGGACAACATCGACAAGGTTCTCGGGAAGGAGTACTCGACGATCTTCCTGAACGAGTGCTCGCTGATCTCCTGGGATGCCGTCGAGACGCTGACGACCCGGCTCGCCGAGACGAGCGGGCTCTCGCTCCGATTCTTCTTCGACCAGAATCCGACCGTGAAGACGTGGTGGACGTACCGGACCTTCCATCAGGGGATCACGCCCGAGCGCGAGCCGCTCGACTACGACACGGCCGTGATCCGGATGAACCCGAAGGACAATCTGGCGAACCTGGATCCGAAGTATGTCCGGATGCTGGAGCGGCTCCCGAAGCGCAAGCGTCAGCGCTTCCTGGAAGGGCTCTATATCGACGCGATCGAGGGCGCGCTCTGGACCGATGCGATGATCAACCTCGCGAAGCTCCGAGAGCCCAACGAGATTGTCGAGACGGTCGTAGCCGTCGATCCCGCCGTCTCCCACACGAAGGACTCCGACGAGTGCGGGATCGTCGTCTGCTCCAGGGATCGGCCGGAGGGGGCGGGCGTCGATGACTTCGACGGGGGGATCGTCCACGGCGACTTCTCGGAGAAGCTCTCCGTCGACTCCTGGGCGCATCGTGTGGTGGATCTGTATCACCAGTACGGGGCCAACTGCATCGTCGCCGAGGTGAACCAGGGCGGGGATCTCGTCGAGAGCGTGATCAAGAACGTGGATCCGATGATCCGCGTCGAGAAGGTCCGGGCCGCGAAGAGCAAGTTCGCCCGCGCCGAACCGGTCGCCCAGCTATACGAGGAGGAGCAGCTCCGCGTGACCCATCTCGGCGACTTCGTGGAGCTTGAGGAGGAGCTGACTACCTATGTCGGCCGCGATGCGAGATACTCCCCGAACCGACTCGACGCCCTCGTCTGGGGGCTGACCTACCTTCTCGGAGAACCGGACGATGGGTTCGCCATCGCTGGCGGCTGATCGGGGGGACACACATGGGACTCGCGGAGCGCCTGGGGATCCGTCATCACTCTCCGAAGGCGGCACCGGAGCCGCATCATGTGTGGCGGGAGGGCTACGTCGATCTCCTCGCGCGCCAGAATCCGGCCGGCGAAGTGAAGGGGGCGGTCCTGGGCGTGAATGATGCCCTGGGTCACCTGCTCACCCTGGCGGATCCCACGACGGTCGGCTCCGTCTCGGCGCAGTTCTCGGTCTACAAGCAGTCGAGCGCGGTCGCGATCCCGATCGATCTCGTCGCCGAGCAATTCGCGAAGATCACGCCGATCCTTCAGAACCAGGAGACGGACGACACCGAGAGCCGTCACGAGATCCTCGATCTGCTCCGGCGGCCGCACCCGCTTTTCCGGCGCGCTCGCTTCCTGGAGACGGTCGCGAAGTACTACCTGATCGCCGCGGAGAGTCCGCTCGTCGCCCTGGGTCGCGAGTCCGCGCCGCCCTCGATGATCCAGCCGCTGAACCCGAAGAACCTCTCCGTCGTCCCCGACAACTCGACGGGCCTGCCGCGCGCCTGGAAGGTCGGCGGCAAGGCGCTCACCGGGACCTACACCTCTCGGCCGCGCGACATGGGCGCGGAGTTCCGGAGCGGCAACGATCGGATCCTGAAGAACATCGTCGGCTTCTCGACGGAGGATGACGCTCTCCTCCGCGGACAGTCGAAGCTCGTCGCTGCGGCTCGCGACATCTGGACCCAGATCGAAGGGGCGAAGTACAACCTCTCGCTGCTCCGCCAGGGCGGACGGACCTCGCTCGTCTTCCACTTCAAGCAGCCGATGAAGATGCCCGAGTTTCTGGAGACGAAGGACGCGATCCTCGGGCAGGTCGAAGGCGCGGACAATGCCGGGCGCGTCCTCGTGACGAAGGGCGGCGAAGTCGACATTCACGAGATGGGCACGACGAACCGCGACATGGAGCATCAGGCCGGGCAGGAGATGATGCGGCGCGTCCTCTTCCAGCGATACAAGGTCCCGCTCGTCCTCGAATCGACGGACGCGGCGACCTTCAACAACTACGAAACCGCTCTCCTGGCGCTCTGGGATGACGCGGTGATCCCCCTCGTCGGCACGATCTTCGGAGAGATCGGCGACTGGCTGATGCCGCGCTTCGGCCTGGACCCGATCGTCTGGCGACTCTGGTTCGACGAGCAGAAGATCGAAGTCCTCCGAGCGCGGAAGATCCGAGAGCGCACCGACCGATTCAAGTCCGGCCTGGAGACGGTGAACGAGATCCGGAAGGAGATCCCCGGCGCGGAGCCCGCCGAGGGCGGCGACGAGCTGCTCGTGCCTGGGACAATGCAACCGCTGTCGGCGGTGGCCCAGGAGGTCGACGATCTCGTGCTGCCTGGAGGCTCGCCTCCCTCGGGAGAACCGACGCCTGGGTCACCGCCCACTCCTGCGCCAGATCCGGGAGAGGACGAGGGCGATGACGATTGAGCAGGATCTCGCGATCCGGCTCCGTCATGAGAACCGGCTCCGAGGATGGGCCAACAAGTTCGCCCGCACCCTCGCGCGCCGAGTCGGCAGCGATGCCGCCCGCGGCCTCCGGACCGATGTCGAGCGCACCGCCCATGAGTTGCTCCGCTCCGAGCTGCGCGCCCACTACGATCGCGTCATGGGCGAGTTCGCCACGCAGCAATCGGACGCCCTCCCCGACGATCTGAAGCCCGGCGATCTGGAGCGAGGACTGATCCGAGCTCACCTGGAGAAGTTCGCCACCGATCGCGCGGACGAAGTGACCGGGCTCCATCTCGCGACCGCTGCCGGGTTCGTCGACTACGCGCATCGGGTCGCGAGCGAAGCCCAGGCGGCGGACGGCGGGATCACGATGGACGAGCGAGGCGTCCTCGTGCAGACCGCGTTCTTCCGCCGGGAGCGCGCGCTGATCCTCCAGCTCTGCGCGACGGAAACCACCTGGGCAGGGGAGACGGCGAAGGCTGTCGAGATCGCGGTCCTCCTGAACCAGGACGGGATGGAGCGGAAGCAGGATGATCCTGTCGCCTTCAAGACGTGGCGCAGCGTCGGGGACTCTCGCGTGCGTGCCGCGCCCGAGAGCCGCTTCGATCACCTGCGCGCCGATGGGCAGCGAGTCCGGACGGATCAGCCGTTCATGGTGTCGGGCGAGCTGCTCCGATGGCCTGGGGATACGAGCCTGGGGGCATCGACCGGGAACATCATTCGATGCCGCTGCGGCGCGATCTACGATCAGCCGACCGTGCGCGAGCTGCGCCGGAAGGTGATCGGGGATCTCCTCGTAGATCGCGAGATCCCGGCACCCGGCACCGAGTCGGAGCTGGTCATCGGTCGGGAGATCACCGTCCCGAAGCCGCCGACCCCGACGCCCCCGAAGCCGATCAAGCCTCCCACCCCGCCGAAGCCTCCGCCGCCGCCGAAGCCGCCGAAGCCGCCGAAGCCAAAGCCGGTCCCTGTGCCGAAGCCTCCGAAGAAGCCGCCGGTCCCGAAGCCGCCGCCGACGCCCGAGCCCGCTGCACCCGCGTTCTCTGGCATCCCGAAGGAGGCGATCCAGCGCGCGAAGGAGGAGATCGCGAAGGAGCTAGGCGAGCTGCCGAAGCGCGTCGACCTGGAGACGCTCCAGAAGATCCGGAAGAAGCTGGCGAAGCTGAACGGCCCGTCCGACTTCAACCTGGGGAAGTACGTCGAATTCGTCGGGAGCGGCGCGCGCGGGAAGACCAATGTAAAGCGCGAGCAGTTCCGGAATGTCTTCCGCGATCTGACCGATGGCCTCGTCCACCCGAGCCTGCTCCAGGCCCCCGAGCTGCGCGAGATGAAGGTCGAGCTGTCGCGCGCGCTCCGGCATAACTTCCGCGCCTACGCGAACCAGCGCGACAACATGATCGCCCTGACCGTGAACCACACGCGGACGACGATGGCCCACGAGATCGGGCATCACATCGAGTTCCGGAATCCGAAGCTGCGGACGCGGAACGCCGCCTGGAGAGACGGGCGCGATGAAGAGCGGAAGCTGAACGGGATCCCGAAGACGCAGAGCGTCCAGGCCTACGAGAAGCGCGACCGCGGCGAGTTCAAAGACGGCGGCTTCGTCGACCCCTATATCGGGCGCGTCTATCCCTGGGGCGACACCGAAGTCCTGAGTATGGGCATCCAGGCGCTCTACTCTCCGAAGGAGCTGGAGAACATCCTCCGCCGCGATCCCGACTACTTCGCCCTGATCTGGGCGACCCTGCGAGGCTACTGATGCCCGAGCCGACCCGACTCTCGATCACCCAGAACGGCGAGGAGATCGGCTTCCTCGTGTGGGAGATGACCGACGAGGCGGCCTTCACGGGCGAGATCGCCGAGCTATCCATCCCGACCCGGCCGACCCTGGAGGCCGAGATCCTCCGCCACCTGGACGAGAATCCGAACGTCGTCCACATCGAAGGCGGGCTCGCCGAAGACGAGCTGTGGCGATACCCGGAGGGCGTGGTGAACGTCCTCCTGGCGATGATGGACGAGCATGACTTCGGCCTGGAGGGGCTCGACGAGATGCCTAGCTTCGGGCATCCCGAGCAGCGCGTCTCCTGACGCGGTACGCTCCTCGGCGATCACCTACGGGGGAACTGCCGTGAGTATGAAGATCGCAGGCGGGGGCTTCGTCACCGAAGAAGCCAAGGTGCAGACGATCAACGGAGTCGAGGTCGGCGTCGTCGAGGGCTACATCGCCTCGAAGGCGATCGAGGACAACCAATTCCCGGACGAGTTCCGCGGCGATGCGGTCTTCGGTGAATCGATCCAGGAGCATCGCGCTCGCGGCAATCGGCCGATCCGATTCCACTACATGCACCAGCGCGATCAGCAGATCGGCATGTTCCCGATCGAGTCCGTGAAGGAGAATCCGCGCGGCCTCTTCGGCGTCGGGCACATCAACCTCGGGCTCCAGAAGGGGCAGGAGGTCTACGCGTTGGCCCGTCAGGGTGCGATCTCGGACTTCTCCATCGGGTTCTTCATCCCGAGCCGGTCGGACTACTTCTTCGAGGAGCAGGGCGACAAGGAGGTCCGCGTCATCACGAAGGCGACGATCCTGGAAGGCTCGCTCGTCGACGAGCCGATGAACAAGGACGCGCGCGTGACCGGCGTGAAGGCCGAGGAGCAGATCACGATCGAGCGGCTCGCCGACATGACGACGCGCGAGCTGGAGGAGTGCCTGAAGGAGTCGGGGCTGTTCAGCCGCGATGCCCTCCGGAAGGTCGTCTCCGAGTGCAAGGGATTGACACGCCGGGAGGATTCCGATGTCCTCTCCGACGTGGCGAAGGCGATCCGCGCGATGCGGGCACCCTTCGAGAACGCGAGGGCCTGACGGGAGGTCGGTCCTAGCAAGCCGCTGCGAGCCTGACGGGAGGTCGGCCTGGGGCGGGTGGAAACGCAAACACCATCACCAGGGAGGCATCATACGATGTCCGAAGAGATCAACCCGAACGATGTCGTCGAGCAGCTCGGCGAACTCCGGAAGGACTACGAAGAGGTCCGGAAGCACGCTCTCCTCGGCGAGGAGAAGGAGCGGATCCTCGGCCTGCTCGAAAAGCAGGAAGACGCGAACCAGAAGGCCGTTCTCCTGGCGAAGCGCACGGACAATCTCGAAACCGAGATCGCCGAGCAGAAGGAGAAGATCGACGAGCTGACGACGAAGGCCGTCTCCGCCGATCATCTCGCCGAGGAGCTGAAGAACCTCGAAGCCCTGATCGCCCAGCGACCGGGGAACGAGGGCGAAGCGAAGGACGCCTGGAAGGACTCCGAGGAGTACAAGGCGCTCGCGTCCTGGGCGGAGAAGTCGTACATCCAGCTCGCCGAAGAGCAGAAGGCGACCCTCCGGACGGACGTGGACACCGCGGCGGGCTTCCTGGCTCCGGCCGAGATGGACTCGATGCTCATGAAGGAGATCGTCGAGCTCGATCCGATTCGCTCGCTGGCGCGCGTGAAGACGATCGCCTCGAAGGCGGTGGAGATGGCGGTCCGCACCGACATCCCGCGCGCGACCTTCGAGGGCGAGGCCGAGGAGAACCAGGAAGACATCGGGGCCTACCGCCTCGTGACCGCGACGCCCTACCGGCAGAGCATCTCGATCCCGATCACGCTCGACATGATCATGAACGGGAACTGGGACATGGAGTCCGAGCTGGTCGAAGACGCCGCGCTCGGATTCGCCGAGGGCGAGGGGCAGGGGTTCATCTCCGGTTCCGGTCACAAGGAGCCCGAGGGCATCACCGGGAACGCCGACGTCGTGGCCGCCATGAGCGCCGCGGGTGCGACGAACCTCTCGGCGGTGACCACGGCGACCCCGGCGGACTTCGCCGACGCGATCATCGCGATCACGGGCGA